CGTTCATATTTGGAACCAGCTCGTCGTATCTTTAAACAATATGTGTTAATGGAAGATGCTATGTTGATTCATAGAATTTCTCGTAGCCCAGATCGTCGTATTTTCTATATTAACGTTGGTTCTATTCCTCCAAATGAAGTAGAAAATTTCATGCAGAAAACTATTTCTACAATGAAACGTACTCCTTTAATGGACCAAAAGACAGGTGATTATAACTTAAAATACAACATGCAAAACTTATTGGAAGACTTTTATATTCCAATTCGTGGAAATGATGTATCAACTAAAATTGAAACTTCACCAGGTTTACAATATGATGGTATTCAAGATGTTACTTACTTAAGAGATAAATTATTTGCTGCCCTTAAAGTTCCTAAAGCATTTATGGGTTATGAAAAAGATTTAACTGGTAAAGCAACATTAGCAGCCGAAGATATTCGTTTTGCTCGTACAATTAACAGAATCCAACGTATTGTATTATCAGAATTATACAAAATAGCTTTAGTACATTTATATTCTCAGGGTTATACAGGTGAACAGTTAACTAATTTCGAATTAGATTTAACAACTCCATCAATCATTTACGACCAAGAAAAAATTGCTTTATTAACTCAAAAGGTAGACTTGGCTCAAAAGATTATGGATACTAAATTATTACCTACTGATTGGATTTACGATAATATATTCCATTTGAGTGAAGATCAATACGATGAATATAGAGATTTGATCGTTGAAGACCAAAAACGTGCATTCAGACAAAAACAAATTTCTGAAGAAGGTAATGATCCTAAAGTAACAGGTAAATCATATGGTACACCCCACGATTTAGCATCACTTTATGGTAAAGGAAGAATGTATTCTGAACCAGAAAATGTTCCTGTAGGATATGGTGATGATTTGAAATTAGGTCGTCCTGAAGAAAAATCAACTAATCGTAATACACAAGATGATAATTTTGGTAAAGATAGATTAGGTTCTAAAGGTATGAATGGTAAAGATAACGAAAATGAGCAAGGAGGAATCAAACCAAACTATAAAGGAGGTTCACCCTTAGCTCTAGAGGCAAATCAAATTTACCTTAAAAATAAAACTTTGATTGAGGGTTTATTTAAGAATACCAATCCTGAAAAAACAAATGATGGGGATTCATTGTTAGATGAAAGTAAGTTGAAGGAATAAAAATTTTCATATATTTATAACAAAATCTTTAGGGATGAACATTAAACACTCTAAGTATAAAAATACGGGAATCTTGTTTGAGCTTTTAGTAAGACAAATTACCTCTGATACTTTATCAGGTAAAGATTCAAAAGCATCAAGTATCCTTAAAAAATACTTTGTAAAAACCGAGTTAGGTAGAGAATACAAATTGTATGAAACTCTTACCAAACACAAAAACTTAACAGAAGGTAAAGCCGAGGTTGTAATTAATTCAGTTATTGAGTCCTCTAAACATTTAAATAGAGGAGCTTTAAAAAGACAAAAATACAATCTGATTAAAGAAATCCAAAACCACTATAACTTGGAAGAGTTCTTTAAAACTAAATTACCTAACTACAAAACTCACGCTGCATTATATACGTTGATAGAGATTTATAACAGCGAAAACTTATCCAACCCCGACCAACTAATTTCAAACAAAATTGCTATTTTAGAAAGTTTAACAACCAAACAGGTTAATAAACAAAAGGTTGAGGATGATTTAATAACCGAGTTCCAATCTTACGATAAAGACTTACGTATTTTAACTTACAAAGTAATGTTGGAAAAATTCAATGGTAAATATTCTACATTGAATGATAACCAAAAAATGGTACTAAAAGAATTCATTAATTCAGTTGACTCAACTCCAAAATTAAGAGAATTTTATAATACTAAAGTTGAAGAAATTAAAGAAGAATTAAATAAGTTATCTAAAAAAGTTACTGAAAAAGTAATTCAAATTAAATTAAATGAGGTTACTAACTTATTGACTCCATTAGGTAAAATATCTAATGTGGGTAATGATGATTTAGTAAATTTATTACAATATTACGAACTTTTAGAAGAACTTACAAAAGCAAATGGGTAAATATAAATTCAAATTAAGCGAAGTTGATAGAAAAGTCCTTAAACCAAAGGATGTTGACCCTGCCTTAATTAAAAGAATAGAAACCCAATACGGTCCTGTTGATATGGTAAATGATTTCTTTTCCAGTGACCTAAAAACTTATTTTAAAACAGATAATATTAACCCAGAAACAGGCTCAATTAGTCATGAATTGATTCAATTGGCTTCTTTTACTGAAAGTTTTACTAAATTATATTCTACAGTACAAGCATTTAAAAATTTATTAACTTCCCCTGAAGGTAAAAACGATAAGGTAGTAAATGATACTTTAGTTAAATTAAAAGATCTTTTTAATGCTTATAGAACTTACCTTCGTAAGTATTATCCTGACCAATATGAAGCTGTTAAATCACAATTGGATGAAATATCTTCAATAGCTTCAAATTCCTTTTTTACTTCAGGTGGTGAGGGAGAAAACCATACAGGTCCTTCCCCACGTAAATCTACTTACGGAGCTTATACACAAGCCGGATTCAAACCAGTAAAAGAAGGTCCTGGAGCAACATTAGGTCCTGGTCCTAAAGCTGGTCCTGAAGGTGTTAAAGACAATATGTATGTGAAGAAGTTCAAATACAAATTAGTTGACAGACCTGCCTTAAATAAAGCAGCCAAAGGAATTGAGGTTAAAAAATTATGGGAGGCAGAAGATATTGAACAGTTTTTAGATGATATGCAAATAAATGATCCTAAAAGAAGAAAATTTGTTGCATCTCGTTTAATGGCTTTTGATGCCATAGAGGATAAACTAAATCAATTAGTTCCTATGATGCAACAAGCCAAACACAAAACTGTTGATTATTACAGAGAAAATCCTGAATCTTATTCCATTGTTTATGGAACAGATTTAGCACAAGATTATTTAGACGACTTATTACAATTATTTAAAGATTAATATAATGGAAAAAACATTGCAACAACAATACATCCTTATTAAAGAAGGAAAAGGAAACAAAGATGACTTTTTGAAAAGCGCTCGTCGTGTATTTCCTGAATACATTTCTCCTTTGACTGACTACAAAACAGCAGTTCATATTCTAAAAGGTAAAAGTGTTTTATCTGAAGGCATAGGAGGAATAGCTACTCAAAACCCAAACAAACCAGATTGGTTTAAAATTTTCAACGAAAACTTGAAAGAAGCTGTAGGTGTTAAAGACAAAGAAGAATACGGTGACGTTAACACTTTCAAAGCTAGCAAAGAAACAGAAGAAACTTTGAAAAAAACCAATTACGACAATGCTGATCCTAAAAACATAGATAATGTTTATGGTCAATCATTTTTGTTAGGTTACTACACCGAAATGAAAGATCCTAAAAATGCTGATAAAACAGTTGATGAACTAAAAGCCATTGTTTTAAAAAACATGGATAAAGACATTAATTACTATCACACAGAAACATCTTTTGGTGTTAAAGGAATTGGATACACTAAAGAAGCCCCAGGATTAGGTGAGCCAAAAGCACCAAAAGGCAAATACAAATCCTCAGGATACGGTGATTTAGATAAAAAATAAAATGAAACAAGTACTAATTGAAACCATACCATTTAAAGTCTCACGTGAACAATTACACGAGGGTCTTAAAGCATCATCTGGCAATCCTTTGGTTGAAGGAATACTTGCTACAGCCGAGGTAAAAAATGGTAATGGTCGTTATTATTCAAAAGAGTTATGGGAAAGAGAAATTGACAAGTATCAACAAATGATTGATAGTAATACTTCAACAGGTGAGCTAGATCACCCTGATTCCTCAATTATCTCTTTAAAAAACGTTTCCCATATCATCAGAAAATGCTGGTGGGATGGTGATAAAGTAATGGGTAAAATAGAAATTTTACCTACAGTATCAGGTAACATCTTAAAAGCACTTATTGATAATGGAGTTACAGTAGGTGTATCCTCTAGAGGAATGGGTTCTCTAAAACAAATTGGAGAAACATTAGAGGTACAAGACGATTTTGAATTATTGTGTTGGGACTTCGTATCAACCCCTTCAAATCCGGGCTCATATATGACATTGGTTAAAGAAGGTAAAGAAGTTCAAGCATACAAATATGGTAAAGTAAATTCTTTACTAACCGAGATCCTTTGTGCAAACGGATCTTGCCCAATATTTTAACCCCCTCCTTGGATAGTATCCCTGGACCGACCCTCCCCTAAAAAGGAGGGTTTCATTTTGCGACCTTTAGAAATTTCCATATATGTATATTTGAATATGCGATCTCTATATCGCATTTATTGAAAATATTCTATTACGCTTCGACCTTCGTCAGTCATCAATAAGCGTACTTCCAACAAAAATTATTTGAGGACAAAAAAACAAAATGGCAAACAGAGACTTACTTAAAGAAGCCATTGCCGATGCTAAAGCTGTTAAGGAAACAGCCATCGCCAATGCAAAGGCCGCTCTTGAAGAAGCTTTCGCTCCACGCATGAAAGAAATGCTATCTGCAAAGTTAGCAGAAATGGATGTAATGGATGAAGCTGAAGAGATGGACGAAATGAAAAAGAAGGAAGTTGAGGAAACTTACAGCATGGACGAAGCTGATTACATGGACGAAGCTGATACAATGGATGAAGCTGAAGAAATGAAAGAAGCTGAAAAAATGGATGAAGTTGATCTTGACGAACTTTTAAGAGAGCTTGAATCTATGGAAGAAGAAACCATGGACGAAGCTAAAAAAGAAGACGAGAAGAAAAAATCATTAGAAGAAGTTGAAGAAGCTTTAGGAACAATCAACGATCCTGACACTCCTACAGCCCACGATAACGTAGCTGAAGAAGAGGATGTAACTGTTTCTGACGATGAAGAAATCGATCTTGAAAACATGTCAGAAGATGATCTTAAATCTTTTATCGAAGATGTAATCGCTGACATGGTATCAGCTGGTGAATTAGAAGCCGGTGAAGGTGCTGAAGAAAAAGGCGAAGAAAAAGATGAAGAAGCTGGTGTAGAAGTTACAGCAACTGAAAAAGAAGAAGTTGCTGAAGCTAAAAAGAAAACCGAAGAAATGAAGAAGAAAATGGCAACAATGAAGAAAGAGTTAGACGAAGCTTATTCTGCATTAGAAACCATCAAATCTGAATTGAATGAAGTTAACTTATTCAACGCAAAATTACTTTACACTAACAAAATCTTCAGAACTAAAAACTTGACTGAAAGTCAAAAAGTAAAAGTATTGGCTAGCTTTGATAAAGCCACTAGTGTTAAAGAAGCAAAACTTGTTTATGAAACCCTTTCAGAAGGATTCAATGAAAAGAAAGCTCCTGTTAACGAATCAATGTTAAGAGGTGGTGCTTCTAAACCTGCTGGTGTAGTTAAAGAAAGAAAACCAATCATGGAAGTAAATGACCAATTTGCCCGTTGGCAGAAATTGGCTGGAATTAAGTAAAACAAACAAAAACAAAACTAAAAAATTAAACAATTAAAACAATGTCACAAGTACAACAATTACTCGAAAGTGCAGCTGGCTCATGGAAGTCACTCCAGAGCGATGCTGCTAAATTGGCCGGTAAATGGTCAAGAACTGGATTGTTAGAAGGATTAGGTGAAGTTGACAAAAACAACATGTCTATCTTGTTAGAAAACCAAGCTAAACAGTTGGTAACTGAAACTAACACTATCGCTTCTAACTCATCATTCACATCAGGTGGTCAAGGTGAAAACTGGGCCGGTATTGCTTTGCCTTTAGTTCGTAAGGTATTCGGAACTATCGTTGCTAAAGAATTCGTTTCAGTTCAGCCTATGAACATGCCTTCAGGTCTCGTGTTCTTCTTAGATTTCCAATACGGAAACAACAAGACTCCTTACACTGCAGGTTCTTCAATCTATGGTAACAGAAACACTGCTTCTCAGTTCCCATTCTCTACTCCTGCTGCCGAAGGTGGTCTTTATGGTGGTCCTGAAGGTCGTTTCACCTACTCTACTAACCAATTCTCTGCTTCATTCACAGCAACTGGTTCACTTGGTGGTGGTACTTTACCTACAGTTACTGCTGGTAACGCTACTGTAGTTACAGCTTCTTGGGCTGAATTGAATTTCGATTCTGATTACTCAGCTTCAGTACTTGCTAACCGAATCTATAAAGTAACTATTACTGCTTCTAACTCAACCTTACCAAGCTTTGACCAAGATGCAGTTCGTGGTTTCGTAGGTTCAGGTAGCACAGCTGGTTTCGGTACTGCTTTTACTCCTGATAACTTATTATCTCAGTTTACTACCTACAACTACAGCGCTAACAGCATTAGCTTGTTCTATACTGCTTCTGCTACCGCTACTTGTTCTGGTTCTTTCACAGTATTCTATCAGAAGTCAACTTCAAGAGATGGTCTTGATGTAACTTCAGGTAACAACGGTGGTTCAGGTTTATTCTCAGGTCGTGGTGATTTCGAAGCCGATGGTGCTTTCTCAATCCCTAACGCTGCTTCTGCTACTCAAATCGTTATCCCTGAGATCAACGTTAGAATGCAGTCACAGCCTATCACAGCTAAAACTAAGAAATTGAAAGCTGTATGGACTCCTGAATTTGCTCAAGACTTAGCTGCTTACCAAAACATCGATGCTGAAGCTGAATTAACCAATATCATGAGCGAGTACATTTCTATGGAAATTGATCTCGAAATTCTTGATATGTTGATTGAAGATGCTGCCGCTGGTACTGAATACTGGTCAGCTCTTAACAACCAAATCTACAGCAACGGTGCTTTCGTGAACAATGCTCAAGGTTTCTACAACACTCAAGGTCAGTGGTTCCAAACTTTAGGAACTAAGATCCAGAAGTTAAGCAACAAAATCCACCAGTTAACTCTTCGTGGAGGCGCTAACTTCTTAGTAACTTCTCCAACTATCGCTACTATTCTTGAATCTATCCCTGGATTTGCTTCTACTAACAACGGTGAAGCTGATCAAATGGAATATGCTTTCGGAGTACAGAAAGTTGGTCAGGTTAATGGTCGTTACAAGGTTTACAAAAACCCATATATGACTGAAAACTTGATCTTGTTGGGTTACAGAGGTAGCCAGTTCCTTGAAACAGGTGCTGTGTTCGCTCCTTACATCCCCTTGATCATGACTCCTCTAGTGTACGATCCTGATACCTTCACTCCTCGTAAAGGTCTCTTGACTCGCTACGCTAAGAAGATGTTACGTCCTGAATTCTACGCTAAGATCTATATTAGTGGATTAAACACTATCTAATCTTAGAGAAAGGATAAACAACTCACAAAAGGGCCTAGATTTTTCTAGGCCCTCTTTGTTTTTAGGTACTCCTACTATATTTATAGGAAACACAGTTATAAAAATAAATTTTATGAAACAAACACCAAGTCAGTTACCTATTCAAAGTTATGTAATGAACTTTCCCTTCACCTTATCAACCTCAGACCCAAATAATATTTGGATGCAGGAATTAACAGATGAGGAATTATCAATTAATAAACCTAAAGCCTATAAACAATTTATGGACCTGTACAATTTTATGGCAGGAGGTTCTTTGGTTTATTTATTACCTTCAGAAGGTAATTTCCAAGACCAAGTTTATGTAGCTAATTTAGGTATTCAATTACCCCATATTAAAAACGAAAACCACATTATTTTATCAAACTTTTCTTCTGACCCTCGTAAAGGTGAAGAATTGGTTGGTGAAAAATTCTTTCAACAAATGGGTTACAAAACAGCAATTTGTCCTTACAAATGGGAAGGTGAAGCCGATTTAAAATATCTTTACGGTAACAAATACATTGGTGGTTATGGTATTCGTTCTAACATCAAATCTTATGAATGGATGGAAGAACAATACAATATGGACATCCTTAAGGTGGCTATGGTTGATGAATATCTTTACCATTTAGACTGTTCTATATTTGCTCTAAACGCAGACCAAACATTGGTATGTACAGAGTTATTCGATCCTGAGGAACTCGCGTTAATAGAAAAAGAAACAGAAATTATTGATATTGATGTTGATGATGCTTTGTGTGGATTAACCAATTCAGTTAAATATGGAAACATGATTTTATGTGCCTCAAACATTTCAGAATTGAAAAAATCACATGAATATTATGAAGGTGAAGTACATAAACTAAAAACATTAGAAAAGATTTGTGGTGATGCTGGTATGGAACCTGTTATCTTCAACCTATCAGAATACATGAAATCAGGTGCTATGTTGTCTTGTATGGTAATGCATTTGAATAGAGTAGACCATAACAAAGTATTACTATAATGGCACAGACTTTACAAGAATGGTTAAGCACTGAAGTTAAACAACTTCAAAAGATGCCGGTAGGTGATCTATCTAATACTTTCTTTTTTAGAGATCCTATCCGTCCAAATTTTATAGACCATGAGCATTTTTATAGCCCGGCTGATGGTACTATTTTATACCAAAAGTTTATTAAAGATCCTACTGAACCTATAGTTGAGATCAAAGGAATAAACTACACTCTACAAGACGTCGTAGGCGATGATGAATACAATACCCCCTCATTAGTCATCGGTATATTCATGTCGTTCTACGATGTTCATATAAATCGTATACCTTATGGAGGTATTTTAAAATATAAACCACTAGACGCGATACAATCAACTAACAAACCTATGTTGGCTGTAGAAAAGGATATCTTAAACAAAAAGATTAATCCTGCCAATATGGAGTACTTAAAATACAATGAAAGAATGTGGAACCAAATCTATGTTCCTTCATTGGATTACAAATATTATTTAATCCAAATTGCGGATGAGGATGTAAATGTGATTGCTCCTTTTACAAACTCACAAAATGATATTTTTGCACAAAATGAAAGATTTTCTTTAATTAGATGGGGTTCACAAGTTGATCTTGTATTACCTTTAGATAATAGATTTGACTTCGAGTTATGTTTAGAGGATGCTATGCATGTGAATGCTGGCCTGGACAAGTTAATAAAAATCAATTTTAAAGATTATGACAACCATAAGTCATGAAGATGATATCTTCAAAGAAAAAAGAAAACCAAAAAATCCTATTAAGTTTAAAATCCAATTAAACGAGGAACAGAAAGAAGCCAAAGCTAAAATTCTAGAAAACACTATAACATTATTAGCTGGAGCAGCAGGTTCAGGCAAAACAATGTTAGCTTGTCAAATTGCTTTAGAAAAACTTTTTATGAGAGATGTTGATAAAGTAATCATTACTCGACCAACAGTTTCAAAAGAGGATATTGGATTTCTACCAGGTGATTTAAGAGAAAAAATGGATCCTTGGGTACAACCTATTTACCAAAACATGTTTATACTTTACGATAAAGAAAAAATTGAAAAATGTATAAACGAAGGTCAAATTGAAATTGTTCCTGTTTCATTTATGAGAGGTAGAACATTTGTAAATTGTGTAGTAATTGTGGATGAAGCTCAAAACGTTACACACGAACAAATGGAAATGATTGTTACCCGTATTGGTAAAGGATCTAAAATGATGATTTGTGGTGATGATGCTCAAGTAGATTTAAAACAAAAGAGAGACTCAGGATTTAAATTTTTATATGCGGCAGCTAAAAAGATAAAAAACTTGTGTGCCATATCTTTAAAACAAAATCACCGAGATCCTATTGTGGAAGATTTGATTAATTTGTACAATGATGCCTACGAACAAGGTTTCAGTTTAAACACAAACGGAAATTCTAAAAAATAGGACGAAGCCATAGCTTTTTAATATTTATACCCAAAAAAGCATGGCAACTTTTACTTCACAAATAATTGAATCCTTAACTTTAAATGGAGACAAAATAAATGCCTCTGTTGTTAACGTAATTAATAATATAAATTATGTTGATAATAGAGTTTTAAACGCTCCTTCAGGATCAGTAACAACATTATTTTCATTTGATTCTTTACCTGGTGCTGGTACTTTTGTAACAAGCAGTGTTCAATATGTTAGAGTAACAAATAATTCAACTGCTGTTCCTGTTAAATTAATTATTTCCTCTTCAGTAGAGGCAATGAGTTATTTAATTGCTACTGGTAGCTCTTATATGTTGTCTACTACCAAAGTAACAGGAAGTACCTCAGGATTCAATTTCAATGATATCAAATCAGTTAAAGTAGAACCCTCAGGAAGTTCTGCTTCAATTGAATATTACATAGCAACAAATTAATAAATTATGGCATCAACAGTAATTCCAATTTGGCCTGGCTCCTCATCATTTGCTCAAGTATATGATAATTATTACTTGACAGGGAGTTGGCCTCCTCCTACTCCTTTTGGGTTTTATGATAATGACCCCCAATTTCAATCTGATGCTAACAAAGTAGCTAATTTTTGTGCTTTACGTTTAGGTTATCCTATTGAAAACGTAGAATTACAAGATATTAACTTTTGGGCTGGATTTGAAGAAGCAGTAACAGTTTACGGAAATGAGGTTTATGCATATCAATTAAGAGATAATTACTTATCTTTAGAAGGTGCTTCATCTTTTATTGATGTAAATGATTCAATATTTACTCCCTCAATGGACGGTATTGTTAGATTATCTCAACAATATGGAGAAGAAGCAGGAGCAGGTGGTAATGTAACTTGGTATAAAGGAAGACTTGATTTAACTCCAGGTCAACAAAGATATGATTTGTCTGCTTGGGCTCTAGAACAAGGCATTTCAGGTGGTATTGAAATTAAAAATGTTTGGTATCAACCACCACCTGCAATCAACCAATTATATTCTCCGTTTTTAGGAACTGGTCCTGGTGGTTTAGGAGGTGTTCCTGCAGCCGGTATATATGGTTTAGGATATGGATACACAAACTATCTTATGATGCCTACCAGCTTTACTATGCAAAACATTCAAGCAATTGAAATGCAAAACACAGTAACTCTTTCAAACTATACCTTCAATGTTATAAACAATGTTTTAACAGTGTTTCCTATTCCTGGTACAGGATTAGCAGGAGGAGAATTTGATGGAGATGATGCTTTATATTATGGTGAATATCTAATCTTTGATTTCATAAAAATACAAGATAGAATTGATGCATCTTTTTCAGACGGAACAAATAAAATTACAAACACTTTTGATGTTCCTTATATAAATCCTATTTATTCCAAAATAAATTCTGTAGGAAGAAGCTGGATTTTTGAATATGCTTTAGCAAAATCAAAAGAGGTATTAGGTTTAGTAAGAAATAAATATTCCCAAATTCCCGTACCAGGAGCCGAAGTTACTTTAAATGGTGATAATTTAGTATCATCAGCTGCTACTGAAAAAGAAGCATTAATTGCAAGATTAAGAGAATATTTAGATTCGACATCACGTCAAGCATTACTTGAAAGAAGAGCCGCAGAAAGTACAGCTCGACAAACCGAACTTTTACAAGTACCAATGACAATTTTTATAGGATAATATGGCACTATACGGACAAATGAGAGATATTTCTATGTTTCGATTCATTAATCGTGAATTGATGCAGAAGATTATTTCTCAACAATTAGCCTTTTACAAATACAATACCACAACCACCAAAGTAAACATGTATGGAGAGGCATCCGAAGGTAGAAACTTTGCTGATCCTGTTTTATTATTTGGATTAATTGAAACAAGTCAATTTGAATATCCTGTAAGTGATTTTGGTCCTGATTTTAGATGGCAAGTAACTTACAAATTTTTAAAAGATGATTTAGTTGATGCTAATGTTTATCCTGATGTAGGAGATGTAATTTATTTCCAAAATGGTTATTGGGAAATAGATAATGTAAGTACTGCTCAATTCTTTATGGGTAAAGATCCTGAATATCCTTATTTGGATGCTGCTGGAAACAATCCTTATGAAGAAGACTTAGGACAATTCGGATACAGTGTTTCAGTAATTTGTAGTGCCCATTACGTTCCTTCAGACAGATTAAATATCCAATTATCAAGATTATAATGCCTAATAATAGAAAACCAATACCAAAAACCCAACAACAGCTGTCTAAAGAACAGCATACACCTTATTATCCACAGGCAGGTAATCCTAATGATTTTATAGAAACTCCTCAAACCAATAGAGCATTAAATACCTCTTTTAAAGGAGATACTACAAAACCATTTTCGGTTGGTATTCAAGATATTGATGAATCTGTTTTTTATTATTTTCAAAATGTAATTAAACCAACTGTAATACAAAATGGCTCTCGTTTACCTGTTCCTGTAATCTATGGTTCTCCTGAAAAATGGAAATCATTTCAAAAGGATGGTTATTATAGAGACCAAAAAGGTAAAATCATGGCTCCTTTGATTATGTTTAAAAGAACAGACATAACCAAAAATAGAGCTATTGCAAATAAATTAGATGCAAATAACCCTAATCTATTCCAGGTTTTCACTAAAAACTATAGTCCTAAAAATGCTTACGATAATTTTAAGGTATTAAATAATAGAGTTCCTCAAAAAGAATATTATGCTGTTATTATGCCTGATTATTTGACTGTAACTTATGAGGTAGCAGTGTTTACTTATTATGTAGAACAATTAAATAAAATAGTTGAAGCAATGGAATATGCTTCAGATGCTTACTGGGGTGATCCTCAACGTTATCAATTTAAGGCAATGATTGATTCGTTTGGATTCCAAACCGAATTAGCACAAGATGATGAAAAAATTGTAAGAAGTACATTCAGTGTTAAATTAAATGGTTACATTATTCCTGATACAATACAGAAAGATGTTACTGCTTTGAAGAAATTCTCCAATAAAACTAAAACAGTATTTAGTCTTGAGGCCTCTAGCATAGATTCTATTCCCTCTGATTCAAGATTTATAGACACCAACAATAGAAATAGTACTACTTTTATTGATCCCCCATCAACAGAAACTTCTTTATAAATAGTTAATGGCTATATTAAATAACTCTAATACTGGTTTAACCTTTTTAAAGGTTTATAGTGGAAGTGTTTTATTAACTACTTATCTAAATGAATTAGTTATAACAGGTTCCGGAGCAGGAGTTACAATAGGAGATTTCAATAATCTAACATTAGACTTTTCAGGGGGAGGAGGATCAACCAACACAGGTTCATTATTGGTTACTGCCTCTTTTTCAAATCCTAATCTAACATTCACTAAAGGAGATGGAAGTACTTTTTTAGTAAATTTATCTACTTTAACAGTTGTAAGTGCCTCTTATGCTCAAACAGCCTCATACATTAATGGGGGTACGTTTTAAAATGGTATTATATTGTATATAACAAATGGGAGAAATTACCCCGGTAAATATCAACATAAACAATCCTCTTGGTGTTATAACGCAAGTAGAACTGGTTAACTGGGATCAAGCCGATGTTACCTGGGACCAATATTTTGGAGACAATGTTTATGCCTCTTATCTTTATGAGGCATTTGAAATAGAGATTCCTCCTCCTTTTGCTGTTTTATGGAATCATGCTGTACTACTTACTGTTGCTTTTCCTTCAGGTTACGATTATCAAGATCAACAAGCAGGTCGTAAAAAGCGAAAGAAAAAGATAAAGATAATATTTATGATAGATGATTTAACTAAGGTCATTGAAAAGGATAAAAACCTTGAGGTTAAAGCCCAATTCAAAGACAAAGTTGAAAACATCCTAACAGAAAAAATAGGCCAAAAAGTAGTACTAGAAAATGTTCAAATTATACACAGATAAAATAAATACTTTCAAATGTAAAGTAACTTTAGAAGGAGCATCCGAATCAACAGCATTAGCTCGTTTGGTGATAGAAGGACAAAGCCACAACTTAATGTTTGATGGCAAAATTAAGGATGGAATTTGTGAAGTAAACATTGGTAAATTTAAAAACTTTGGTGAATTTAAAGACAAAGGCAACATCAAACTAGAAGTTATTGCTGATGATGTTTATTTTACTCCCTGGAAATCAGATTATATCATAGAACAATCTAGAAATGTATTTGTTGAAATGATAGAGGAAAAAACTTCTTCAAAACCACTTGTAGAAGTAACAGAGGTTTCTTATATTGATTACGATACTAAAAAAGTTAATTCTGATACCGACGGAGAAAAGATATATAAAAAGCTAGTTAAAGAAAATATTGATTTTACAAAATATTCCTCATTGGATGTTATGTTAAAAACAAATAAAACAGCAAAAAATATCGTTAAAAACCACATTTTAGAAAACAAAATCTCTGGTAAAGTATTAGAATCAACTTTAAGCTATCTTGTAGATAAATTTTAAGTTGAAAACTAATGCCATCATTAAACCTATCAGGATCAGCAATAAGCTACACCTATCAAAGACTCCTTCAAACTGATGGAGTTAATGTTTATGATGGTACAGGTTCTTTATTTGTAATATCTGGTTCAGGAGCATCTCCTACAGGATCTTTTACAGGTAGTTTTACAGGAAGTTTATTCGGAACAGCTTCCTTTGCAGATTATGCAACAAGTTCATCTTATGCTTTAACAGCCTCCTACGTAGCAAACGCTTCCTCTTTTCCATATACAGGTTCAGCAGAAATAACAGGTAGTTTAATAGTGACAGGTTCAATTAAAGTTACAGGAGCTGTGACTGCTTCTTATTTTGTTGGTATAATAGATGGAGGAACTTTTTAATATTTATAACAAATGTCTACAATAATAACCAAAAATAGTGCAAATTCTGGAAGTAAACCTTCAACTCTAGTACAAGGAGAATTAGCAATTAACGTTTTTGATGGTAAATTATATTACGGAAGTGGTTCTGCGGGTGTTGTAAAAGAATTTAATTCTTCCTCTTTTGCAATAAGTTCCTCATATGCTGTAAGTTCTTCATATGCACTAACATCTTCTTTTGCTGTTAGTTCTTCATATGCTTTAACAGCCTCTTACTCCCCCTCTTCCCTAACTTCCTCTTTTGCTGTTAGTTCTTCTTATGCATTAAGTTCTTCATATGCACTAACATCTTCTTTTGCTGTTAGTTCGTCTAATGCTGTAAGTGCTTCGTATGCTACAAATGCTTTAAGTTCCTCGTTTGCCTCTACTGCCTCAATAGCAACTAGTTCATCATTTGCAACAACTGCCTCTTATGTATTAAACGCTGTTAGTGCATCGTTTGCCTCTACCGCTTCTTATTTAAATAATTTAAATCAAAATCTTACCATAACAGGTAATTTATCTATAAATGGTACAGCCTCTATTTCTTATTTAAATGTTAATATAGAATCAGCATCTGTAATATATTCATCTGGTTCAAACCAATTTGGTGATGCTTCAAATGATACCCAAACTCTATGGGGTACAGTAGATATAAAAACAGGTCCTGTTTTAGTAACAGGTTCGTTAAATGCCCCAACAATAACAGGTTCTTTATTTGGTACTTCAAGTTGGGCAGTTAGTTCCTCTCAAGCAACAAGTGCCTCTTATGCAACAACAGCCTCTTACGTATTAAATGCTGTTAGTGCTTCATTTGCAACTACTGCCTCTTATGTTGCAAATGCTTCATCTTTCCCATTTACAGGCTCAGCAATAATAACAGGAAGTTTAAGTGTTATTGGACCCTCTACAGTAACAGGCTCTCTTACAGTAAGTGCCTCAACAGTAGCAGCCACTTTACAAGGATCAGGTTCAACTGTTTTAACAGTAAATGGTAGTTTAGGTAATTTATTCCAAATTACAGATACACTTTCCGGTTCTTTATTCTCAGTAAATACAATTTCAGGTTTACCTGTAATAGAGGCATTTTCAGATAACACTGTTAGAATAGGACAGTTTGGTCAAAGAGCATTATTTGTTTCTCAATCTAAAGTTGGAATTGGTAAAGAATCTGCTTTAAATGGTATTTTAGATGTTAGTGGTAGTGTTACTGTAACAGGTAGTGTTATTGCTACTTCATTTACAGGCTCTTTATTAGGAACTGCTTCATTAGCAACAACATCCTCTTACGTGTTAAATGCTGTTAGTGCTTCTTTTGCAACAACAGCTTCTTACGTGTTAAATGCTGTAAGTTCCTCATTTGCCTCAACTGCATCTTTTGTAAATCCTTTAAATCAAAACGTAGTAATAACAGGCTCTCTTACAGTAATAACAGGCTCTTTAGTTGAATTCCAAGTTACAAATACAGGAGTAAAAATAGGAAACGCTTCAACCGATGTCAGCACATTAACAGGTTCTCTACAAGTTGCAGGACAAACCCGTCTTTCAGGTTCTTTCAACACAGCAATTTCAGGAACTATTTTAACAGTAATAGGATCAGGCTCTACACAACCAATTTTCACTGTTCAAGGTTCTCAAGGTGAATTATTCTCAGTAACAGATTCACTAACAGGTTCCTTATTCAGTGTAAACGATATTTCAGGTTTACCAATCTTGGAAGTATTTTCAGATAGTACCACAAATATGGGTAACTATTTGGCTCCAGCCCTTTACACAACAAACAAAATAACACAAACCAATTCAGGTTCGTTTGTTGTTTACAGTTTACCAACATCCTCTTACGATGGAGCATTTTATGATTACACAGTAAGATCAGGCTCTAATGCAAGAGCAGGTCAAATTATGGCTATTTGGAGTGGTTCTTCAGTAAACTTTACAGAAACAACTACAACATCTTTTGGTAGTACTTCGGCAATAAATTTTACAGTTATAGTATCAGGATCAAATATGGTATTAACAGGTTCTTCAGCAACAGGTTCTTGGACAATTAAAACAATAATAAGGAGTATATAATGGCTTTTGGTTACAGCCCTCGTATAATTACAAATGGATTGGTTTTGTATTTAGATGCTGCCAATACAAGATCTTATCCTGGTTCAGGAACAACATGGAGTGACTTAAGTAGAAGTGGAAACAATGGAACATTAACTAATGGACCTACTTTTAATTCGGCTAACTTAGGTTCGATTGTTTTTGATGGATCGGATGATTATGTTAGTGCACCTAGTAGTTCTACTTTAAATCAAATGACAGGACTTACAATATCTGCTTGGGTAAATAAAAAAACAAAAAATATAAAAGTTGTAGGAAAATGGAAAAACCCCGGTGGACTATGTTATATTCTTAGAGAAGTAGCAGGAACTTTACAATTTTTTACATTTACAAGTTCCCAAATTGGTGGGAATATTGGAATAAATCCCACACCGGGATGGAAATTATATACAGCAACGTGGGATGGACAAACAATGAGAGCTTATTTAAACACTACTATTAGTACAACCACATATTCCCAAACAGGTACTATTTCAGGAAATACTTCCAATCTTATAATAGGAGCAGAATATGATACTCTTGATAACTCAGATGCTAATATAGCTTTAGTTCAAGTTTACAACCGAGCACTCTCCTCCCAAGAAATCACCCAAAACTACAACGCAACCAAAGGCAGATTCGGATTATAAAACAATATGGCAACCCAATACGCATTCGGAAAAATAGTTACAGACGGTTTAGTTTTAGCACTAAATGCAGCCGACCCAAATTCTTATCCTGGTTCAGGAACAACCTGGAGAGACATGTCGGGAAATGGTAACAATGGTACTTTAACTAATGGACCGACTTTCAATAGTGGGAATGGAGGTTCGATTGTTTTTGATGGGGTTGATGATTACGTAAGTTCTTTTACTTCTTCTATATCACCTGTTGGAACAAAAACAATACTTTGTTTTATCTATTTAACAACAACTTTAAGAGCAGGTATATGTGGAACAAGATCTTTAAGTGGAGGTGGTTTTGGTTTTACAACTAACAGAATATCAGCCGGAGACTTAACATATTACCATACAGGAGGCAGTTTAATAGAAACAGCAGCAAGTTTAACTAATAACACTTGGATTCAAGTAGGAATAGTGTATAATGCTACTGCCGCTACTGCTGCTTTATACAAAAATGGAAACCAGATAGGATCAACATCAACAGGATTTTCTGCTGAAGGAGCTACATCATATAATGGAATAATAGGAAATGAACAAGAAGCACCATCATCACAATTTTTTAATGGAAGAATTGCAAACATGCAAATCTACAACCGCGCTCTCTCCTCAACAGAAATCCTCCAAAACTACAATGCCCAAAAATCCAGATTTGGACTTTAATATTTATAACAAATGAGTTTTTCAAACGGACCAACCACAATAACAAACGGATTAGTATTGGCACTAGATGCTGCCGATAGAAATTCATATCCAGGCAGTGGTACCTCTTGGAGAGATTTATCAGGAAATAATAACACAGGAACTTTAACCAATGGTCCTACGTTTAATTCTGGGAATGGTGGTAGTATTGTTTTTGATGGAGTAGATGATGCAGTAAACTTACCTAATATCAATACAAGTGATGGAAAAACATATTTGATATGGGTAAAAAATACTTCGGTATCCTCGGGGTTAAGATTAGCATATTCCCACAGAGATCCAGATCGTGTATATTTAGGTGTTAATAATACCGATGTATATCTTAGAGTAGGATCAGATTCTAGTTATATTTCAGGAGTAACCTTAACTGTAAATTTATGGTTTTTATTAGGTATAAGAATTAATTCCTCAACAGAATACGAAGGCTTTGTAAATGGCACTTCCTTAGGAACTAGAGCAACTACATTATCTTCTTCAACAGGTACAGGTTTGGGTGCTTATTATGATAATACCAACATTCCTCTTAGTAGTTTTTGGCAAGGTAATATAGCACAAGTATCAATCTACAACCGAGCACTCTCCTCCACAGAAATCAACCAAAACTACAACGCAACAAAAACACGATTCGGATTATAATATGGGAATATCAGGTGGACCAGATATAGTACAAGATGGGTTAGTATTAGAATTAGATGCTGCCGATAAAAATTCATATCCAGGCAGTGGTACCTCTTGGTTTGATTTATCAGGAAATAATAACACAGGAACTTTAACCAATGGTCCTACGTTTAATTCTGGGAATGGTGGTAGTATTGTTTTTGATGGGGTTGATGATTATGTAAATTGTGGAAATATATCATCTTTAATATTATCAAATAATCAATTTACAGCAAACTACTGGGTTAGAATGGCTGGAAGTAATAGAGGTGATTTATTTAGTATTAAAAATTTCAATGCTTCTCAGGACGATATTGGGTTTTTTATAGATACTAACAATAAATTATATGCTTATTTTAAAGTCCAAGGAGTAGTAACCAATAATGGGGTTGGTTCTGGATATGCATCAATATCAACAACAACCTTTTTAAGAAACACAATATATAATATAACTTTTGGGAAAGATGCATCACAAAAAATATTTATGTATGTTAATGGAGTATTAGATAATAACACATATAGTACTACAACTAATACTGCTACAGTAGCAACAACACCTTTTTGGATAGCCAGTAATAAAACTGGTGCTACTACTCCAACATTAGGATGGAATGGTAATGTTTATAATACCCAGATCTACAACCGAGCCCTCTCCTCCACAGAAATCAACCAAAACTACAACGCAACAAAAACACGATTCGGATTATAAACAATGGCAGGCAGAATAGCATATTACGGTGGAATAGTAACAAATGGTTTAGTCCTAGATTTGGATGCAGCCAAAAAAGATTCTTATCCCGGTACAGGAACAGCTTGGAATGATATTAGTGGAAATAGAAACAATGGAACATTAACCAATGGTCCTACGTTTAATAGTGGGAATGGAGGAAGTATTGTTTTTGATGGGGTGGATGATCGTGTTGATTTAACAGTATCAACCAGTGGAGATACAACTTATGCTTTGTGGTTCAAAACATCGGCTAACAACGATAATAGAAGACTTATTAATGCTTCAACTTCAAATTTTAGAAATTTTAGTATGGGATATGTAGGAAGTGGAGCTAATAATGTTTTAGGAGGTTATGATGGAACTAATCAACCCTTAACAACAACAAGTTTTGGAGATGGTTTATGGCACTATGCTGTTGTTGTTATGAAAACTAATGATTATAAAATCTATGTAGATAGTATAAACCAAACTCTTACATGGAATTTAGGAAGTACAGGAAACTGGGTAAATAACAGTACTAATGTTAATTATATAGGTTCAGCAGGTGGTAGTAGTGTTTTTAATGGTAATATAGCAAACGTACAAATCTACAACCGCGCCCTCTCCTCCACAGAAATCCTCCAAAACTACAATGCTCAAAAATCCAGATTTGGACTTTAAAATATTTATAATAAAACAATGGAAGAAACAACATTAGAATTACAAGAGTACGACAACAGAGAATTTATGATTTTCTCCGTTACCGAATTAGATCAAATAGACTTTACTCAAGTTTTAGAAACATCAATCGACACAGTAAGAAAATCTGTTGACGGATTAAAAACATTTGTAAAATGGGATGGACCTATTATTCCTTCATCAGTAGAGGCTTTAACTACAAAGGAAGGTCCTTACACCTATGAAGAAATTTTACAAATTTTATCTACCCCTGAGTGGACAGATCCAAACCCATTTCCTTTAGGAGTTTAATATGAGTACAGTAAGTGGTGGTTGGGATGGTCCTGCAATAGTTAAAGATGGACTGGTATTGTATTTAGATGCTGGTTCACCTAACTCTTTTTATTCACCAACTGCTGGAACAACCTGGAAAGATATTTCAGGATTTGGTAATAACGGTACTTTAACCAATGGACCAACTTACAATTCTGCAAATGGAGGTTCAATTGTGTTTGATGGTGCTGATGATACTCTTTTAGGTTCTTCTACTAGTGCTTTAATAACTAATAATTTTACATTACAAATAACAATAAAACCTAACACTATAACTTCAGGAAATTTTAGTACAATAAGTGATTTTCAATTTAGTTATAGTGGGAGAAATGGATTTTATTTAGGATTAGATAATCGACCAGCTATTAATGTTGCTAACACAGTATTTATCTCAATAGGAGCTGATAACACTTATCTTTATTCAGCCCAAAATTCAGTAATAACAAATGGAAATAATATCTATATTATTAGTTTTGTTGCTACTAATGGAGTACTATCTTTATACGTTAATGGAACCTTAAGTGCTGGATTATCAGGAAATAACAACCCAGGTTCTATAACTTACACGGGAACAAGTTATAATATTAGGAATACATATAAAGGTTCATGGTATAATTATATATTATATAACCGAACCCTCTCCTCAACAGAAATCAACCAAAACTTCCAAGCCACTCGAGCACGTTTTGGAATCTAATAATATTTATAACAAACCTGGAAAGTGAAAGGTAACTTATGCCAAACGAATTTATAATAAGAAATGGTCTCATTGTTGAAAGTGGTACAACCACAATAACCGGTTCGGTAACAGCAACAGGAGACGTTGTAGCACGAACCAACCTAAAATCAATGTATCAAGCTGGAGATGAAGGAGGAGAAATTTTTCTTAGTACTCCTGCTACTAATACAACTATACCTAATGGTGTAACTATAGATGTTTATCAAAATAGACTTAGAATATTTGAACAAGGTGGATCAACTAATGGGTATTACCTTGAGATGCCATCAGGAAGTGCAAGTGTAGGAACAAATTTAAGTCCAATAGGGTTGTGCAAGTGCTGGAACAGATTTAAAACCTGTTGGATATACAGGTCCTGTTCCTATTGCTGGAAATCCTCCTGGATTTCAAACCTTAACTTTTGACAACGGTATTTTAATCAGTGTATCTTAATTAATTTAATAATATTTATAACAAAACATGGCTTTAAATCTCTCGAAAACAGGTATAGCAACAACCCAAACCATTGAGGCATGGCACGTTACCCAAAGTATTGATGCCTTAACAGGTGCTTATGCTTATGATTTAACAATCTCCGGTTCATTAAATACCACAGGTTCTATTATAACAGGTAGTATTTCAAATGCAGTATCATCTTCAAGAGCAATAGATGCTACTTTTGCTGATAGTGCCTATATTACTTCTTCTGTAGCAACTTCCCCATTAGCTATAGCATTATTTAATAGTACTTCTTCAAACAATGCTACTTTTAGATTTGATAACGATGATTTAAAATATCAACCTTCAAACAATACATTGTATGTTACAAATTTAGTAGGAACAGCTTCATTAGCAACAACAGCAAGTTACGTAGTATCTGCTAATTCAGCCACTAATTTAGTTGGTACAGCAGTACCAAGTGGAAGTACACCTGTTACAGCTAATTTAAATTTTATAGCAGGAGCAACAAAAACAGATGCTTCACCTACTCCAACAGCAATAGTTGCATTACCTGCTTTAGCAGGAAAAACTTTAGGACAAAATTGCTTTGTAACAATAGGAGTAACAGGAAGTGCAGCAAATGATTTAGTTACAGTAGCTGGATTAGCAGGACCTTCTCTAACTTTTATATCCCAAAACGCAAACACAGATTTTTATTATCATATAATTTATACATAAACATGGAAAAACAAGTTTTAACACAAGAAGAGTTACAAGAATTAACAAACTTACGCGCAAAAAGAGATCAAATTATGGCCGATTTTGGATACATTGAACTCCAAATTCAAGAGCTAGAATTGGTAAAAGAAACCCTAGTTGAAAGTCTTTCGGCTTTAAAAGCAGAAGAAGCACAATTAGGTACAATGATGCAAAACAAATATGGAAAAATCTCAGTAAATATAGAAACAGGAGAAATCACTTCTGTAGACTAATTTTTGAGATTCCCTGCCATATTTATCATAGAATAAAACAATTATAATTTAAAGAACATGGCAGAAACATTAATATCACCTGGCGTACTAGCATTAGAAAACGACCAGTCATTTGTATCCCAACAACCAGTTACCGTTGGTGCCGCTATCATTGGTCCTACAGTTAAAGGTCCTGTAGAAGTTCCTACAATTGTTACCTCTTACAGTGATTATCAGAATAAATTTGGTACTACTTTTTTAAGTAGCAGCCAAGTTTATACTTATTTCACTTCTATTGCCGCTTACAATTATTTTGCAAACGGTGGTGAAACATTATTGGTAGCAAGAGTAGTAAGTGGTTCATTCACTTCAGCTACTACAGCAACCGCTTCTGTAACTGGTCCTAATGGTGGTGGAGTATCTATTCTTAACTTTAATACTTCTCAATCTTTAGTATTAAACACCATTTCTCAAGGAACTATTATGAACAGTTCAAGTTCCTTAGATTCAGCAGGTGCTTTAGCTTCAGGTTCAGCAGATAACATCAGATGGCAAATTGCTAATGCTGATACAGCATCAGGTACTTTCTCATTATTAATTAGACAAGGTAGTGATACTACTCTTACTCCTACAGTATTAGAAACATGGACCAACTTATCAATGGATCCTACAGCTCCTAACTACGTAGCAAGAGTAATTGGTGATCAATACAGACAATACAATGCAGCCGATAACCAAATTGAAGTTTTAGGTACTTATCCTAATGCCTCAAGATACGTTTATGTATCTAGTGTACCAACAGCCACTCCTTTCTATTTTGATAACAATGGTATAGCTAAATCTAATTTAACTGGTTCTATTCCTAGAAATGCAAGTGGTTCTTTTGTAGGAGCTACTGGTAATTTATTTGGAAATAATGCTAAATTCTATAGCAATATAGTTTCTGGTGTAACAAACATTCAGGGTGTTTTAAGTTCAAGCTATGACAACATGATTGCTTTATTAGCAAACCAAGATGATTATAGATTCAATGCATTAATGACTCCTGGTTTGTTTGCTTCTGAAGCTCCACTTGGTTCTTCTCAAGTAACTTCAATCATTTCAAACACTGAAAATAGAGGTGATAATATCTACATAAGCGATTTAGTACCTTTTAGCTCAAGTATTTCATCAGTAACTACTCAAGCAAATGCTAAAAATACTTCATATGCTGCTGCTTACTGGCCTTGGGTTCAAGTAATTGATCCTGATTCTGCTCAATTAGTATGGGTACCTGCCTCAACAATGATTGGTGGTGTGTATGCATTTAACGATTCAGTTTCAGAACCTTGGTTTGCTCCTGCTGGTATTAACAGAGGTGGATTAAGCACAGTAGTAAGAGCTGAAAAGAAATTATCTCAAGCTAACCGCGATACTTTATACCAAAATAAAGTTAACCCAATTGCAACATTCCCTGGAAACGGAGTTGTAGTATATGGTCAGAAAACATTACAAACTAAAGCATCTGCACTTGATCGTGTGAATGTAAGAAGATTGTTAATTGCTCTTAAATCTTATATCTCTCAAGTTGCTCAAAACTTGGTGTTTGAACAAAACACAATAGCTACTCGTACTAGCTTCTTAAACCAAGTTAATCCATATTTGGAATCAGTTCAACAGAGACAAGGTTTATATGCCTTCAGAGTAGTAATGGATGATTCAAATAACACTCCTGATGTAATTGATAGAAATCAGTTAGTAGGTGCTATTTACTTACAACCAACCAAAACAGCTGAATTCATTTACTTAAACTTCAACATTTTACCAACTGGAGTTTCTTTTGAATAATTTTTTAAAGATAGAATATTTATAACAAAATAAAATAGATAAATAAAATGGCAGTATTAAATCCAAACGAAATATTTTTCACAGCCTTTGAACCAAAACAGGCAAACCGCTTTATCATGTATATAGACGGTATACCAGCGTATGAAATCAAAGGTGTTGGTGCAGTCACATTATCCCAAGGTACTGTTCCTTTAAACCATATAAACGTACAACGCTTTGTTAAAGGTAAAACAACATGGGGTACTATCCAATTCACATTGTTTGACCCTATTACTCCTTCAGGCGCTCAAGCAGTAATGGAATGGGTACGTTTACATCACGAATCAGTAACTGGTAGAGATGGTTACTCGGATTTCTACAAGAAAGATTTAACTTTTGATGTATTAGGTCCTGTGGGTGATATCGTATCAGAATGGATTATCAAAGGTGCTTTAATTACAGAAGCTAACTTTGGTGATTACAACTGGGATACTGTTGATACTGCTGTAAACATTACTATGACAGTTCAACCAGATTACTGTGTATTGAACTTCTAATCTAAAAAAGAAAATCATAAAAGAGCTCGCATTTTTTGCGAGCTTCTTTTTTTCTATAATATTTATAACAAAATAAGTTTATGAGCGAATTTAAGTTTCCAACAGAAGTTGTGGAGTTGCCTTCAAAAGGTCTAGTCTATCCAAGTGATCATTATTTAAGAAGCGGTAAAGTTGAAATGAAATACATGACCGCAAAAGAAGAAGACATTTTATCAAACCAAAACTATATCTCAAAAGGTATTGTTTTAGATAAATTAGTTGAATCTTTAACATTAGGAAAATTTGATGTTAAGGATTTAGTAACAGGAGATAAAAATGCTATTTTGATAGCATCTCGTATCTTAGGTTATGGTAAAGATTATTCTTTTTCTTATGGTGGTAAAGAATACAATGTTGATTTATCAAAATTAGAAAATAAATTTTTTGATGAATCTTTAATTACCCCAAAAGGAACCTTCAAATGTATTCTTCCTACCTCAAACACCGAAGTAGAATTCAAATTATTGACCGAAAAAGATGAAGAAAAAATAAAACAAGAAATTGAAGGCCTTAAAAAAATAAATAAAGAATCTTCAACAGATGTTACTACTCGCTTAAAAAATCAATTAGTTTCAATTGATGGAAACTCAGATAAGAATGCAATAAAAGATTTTGTTGACAATTATTTATTAGCCGCTGATTCAAGATATCTAAGAAACTATATTAAGACAGTTTCTCCGGATGTTGATTTAAGTACTAAAGTAACTGTTGATGGTGTTGAGGAGGACATCGACATTCCTATTAATCTAAACTTTTTTTGGCCTGACCTTAAATAATTCATCTGAATTTAGAATCTACCTATTTGGTCAAATTCACGAAATACTTTTTCACGGCCAAGGAGGTTATGATTATGATACAGTTTATAATATGCCTATTTGGTTAAGAAAGTTTACTTTCAACAAATTAAAAGAATATTACACTCCTAAAGACAATAAAAACGAGGATAGTTGGACACAAGGTAGTACAAAAGAGGAAGCAGCAAAAAATAAACAAGTTAAAGTACCAACATATGTAACGAAGGCATCTAAAAAATGATGCCTTCAAATATTTATGAAGATATGGCTGACGAATAGACGGGTAGAGGGAAGGAATCATTAAGGA